TTCTACCATTACATTTAAATCAACATCAGGCTGTACTTCTTTAACGTGCTTACGGAATGCTCTTGCGTCTACAGCTAAGAAGTAATTGTCTACAAATTCACGAATTGTTTTTTTATCGTCATCCCCATTAACAGAAAGAATCATATGTTTCATACGTGTAGAAACAGCTGGATCATTGTTTTTGTTGATTTTCTTTAAACCTTTAAGTTCAGCATCAATTGCCATCTCATCTTTATGAGTTAAAAGTTTATAGGTAATTTTAGCTCCTGAATTAGGGAGAGTATAAGAAAATTCATTTTGACCTCTAGTGATTGCTTTTTCATCAAATGGTCTATTTTCTAAAGTAGATAAATCAACACTTACTCTTTCTCCTTTAATTTCAAATTCATAATCTTTACCATAACCTAAAATACGGGCAGCAACCATAATTGCATTTTTATCACCTACAATAATGTCATTGTAATCTACTTTAGATACGATAAGAGATTTTAATAATTTGTCTAACACAGTACCATTTTGAATATAAGCCTGATTTGAAAGAATATCTTCTTCCTTAGCAGTCATATACTTCATTTCAATAGTACCTGATGATAGAGGATTATCCTCAGGATAAATTAACCCTTTCGAGGGCAATTCAATAGTTTCGGTTGGGAATTTTAATTCACTCATAATTTTTATTTAGTTATAACTTATAATATGTGTATACATATTCATAATACAAAAGAGCTTGACCGTAGCCAAGCTCTCTTAAAAAATATTTGACAGAATTTAATTAGAAGTTTAACACACAGTAATCCATACCTACTGTTAGGGCGATTGTTTGTGCTTGGTTTTCTGTATCCCAGTTGTAACCAGTAAATGCTGCATCTTTAATAAATGCTCCTTTAATGATCCACTCAGATACTACATCACCTACAGGTCCTAATACATTAATAGTTAAGTCTTTCTTATAGAAATCACTGTAACCATCTCTACCTGTTACTGATTCGTGATGTAATCTTACCCATTCCATTACCGCTTGAGCACCTGAAGGTGTAATCGGGTCGAACAATGTCATAGACAAGTCTGACCATTTTGATTTACCTTTTACTTTACGGTAAGTGTTGATATGGTTAAGAATAACTTCACCATTTTCAATTTTTAATTCACCTACTTCTTTAATCATGTAAGCAGGAATACCATCAACATACATGATAAACCTATTTGCCTGTTTTGGCTCGAAGGCGGTGAAAAATATTTCGTTAGGATCTAATACTGCCATTTTATTTTGTGTTTATTTTTTTATTCAATTATAAATATTATCTTTCTAAATTCTTACGCTGGGAAAGTAGCTCCTGTTGGTAAGATGTTGAAATCTAAGTAAATAAATTCAGCAGTTTTGGTTGGTTGGATATAAATCGCACCAATCATTTGGTTTCTATCGATCACATCTGCTGTGTTATTACTATCATCCATTACTACCTTAAAGGCATACAAACCTTGACGTTGTTGAACACTTTCTAAGTAAGGATTTACTTGAGCTAAGAATTGATTTCTTGTAGCTGCTGTATTTTGTTCGAATACTAAATTATCTGCTACTTGTGAAATGTATCCTTTTAATTCAATTAACAATCTTCTAACATTTACTCTATCGAGTGCTGAAGCTTGAGTTTGTAGTGTTTTCTGACCGAATACTACTACTCCTCTACCTGGGAATGTTGCAATTGGGTTTACTTTACCAATGTATAAACTATCTCTGTTAGCTTGAGTTAATTTTCTTTCAGCTTGTCTTACCATACCCATTCCACCTCTGTTAATACCTGCGGGGGCGAACCAAGCTTCTGATGTTGAATCGTTATTTGAATAAACACCCGGGATTAATGTTGAAGCAGGAACCCAAACAATTTGGCCTGAATCTGGATCAGTTACTTGACACCATGGCCAGTAAGAAGCTGCGTATGAACTATCAATTCCAGTTGCTGTAGCTACTGTTGATGTTACTGTTGAAGAGTAGTTTTCAAGATCTAATACCAAAATTGCATCTCCTCTATTTTCAATATTTGAAATTAAAGTATTTAATGGGATAGCATGACTTGCATTAGTATAGATCAAACCAGGGGCTGAAATTACATTAAATCTGTATTCATCTTTATTACCTAATAAATTAAATGCATCTGTGTAATTACCACCTACTAAACCTTGAGTATCAACATTTGAAATATTATCGTAATACTGACCCGTTCCTGTTAAAACAGTACCTTCAGCATCACCAAATGAACCACTTTGAGCAACTGGTACTGAAGCTGTGTAAGCTGTCTTAGCAATACCATTATTATCAAAATAATCTGGAGTTTTAACATTTACTGATTTTACTCTAATATATCTTGAAGCATTAGGATAATTACCTTCTGTTTGAATGTAAGGATCTGATGTACCTGCTCCTTGTAATGATAAAGTTTGGTCACCAATTACTCTAGCAATATAATTAGAAGCTTTAGGGTCTAAAGATACGTTAGTAAATGTTTCTAATACTGATTTTGATTTGCTTGTATCGTTACCTTGTCTAACTACTACTGAGAATACACCTCTTGAAGTATCTGGGTTAACAATTTCCCATCTGATATTATTAACTGAACCGCTTGGTAGTGTTCCGTTAGTTCCTTCAGTTGAAGTACTATTCATAATAGTACCTTGAGCAAGAGTTTCTAAAGTAAATGGACTATCAGTTTCTTGAATATTTGCTTCTACTAAAGTAAGTTCTAAATCTGTACCACCCGTTGTAGTAGCACCTAATGATTGAGAAGTAATAGTAATTATTTCTCCAATTTCGTATCCTGAACCTGTAGAAGTTACTTCAATTGAATCAATTGCATCAGCTGCTGATAATACTATTGTAAATTCAGCTCCTGTACCACTACCATCTGTAGTTCCTGTAATACCTGTAACAGTACCTGAACCATCAACAGAATCAAATGAATTAGTAGTAAAGGTTTGAGTACCAAATACTAAACCAGTATTACCAGCTACATCTGAAGAAGTTGCTGCTGTAAATGAACCTGAAGCTACTCTAGTTACTAATAAAGAAGTACCTCCATTTTGGAAGTAATTATAAGCTGAAATAGAAGTTAAGAAACTGAATTCATCTGAACCACTATCAAATGTACTACCGAAAGTAGCTAAATATTCGCTATAAGTAGTTACTAATGTAGGAATGTTTACTCTACCTTTTACAGTAGGTCCTACAATAGCAGCACCAGCTTGTATAGGTTGGGAAGTGATTTGAGACTGGTCATTTTCTCTTGCTAATACCCCTGGGGAAATTAATGTTTCTGCCATTTTATGTTATTTTTTATGATAAATATATTAAACTTTTTCAAAAGTCTACTTTTTAGGTAAAAATTCGCCAGATTCTAAAGAAATGGTTCCTTCACCATACTTTTCCTCTAACTCTTTGGCTAAAACTAATTCTTGTTGTTGTAAATTTTGTAAATTAAATTTTAATTGTTCTTTTCTAATTTGAAGATTCATAATTTGAATCTCCGTTTCACCGGCTAAATCAGTAAGATCTTTGAATTGTTGTTTTAATTCTTTTAATTTACTAATTTCTTCTTCAGTTAAAACTTTTCTTTCCATTTTATTATAAATATTAAATTATTTTTCAAAAAATTATGGGAGGAAATACATAATTTGATACATTACAGTAGCATTTGAAGTCCCACCTATTTCAGTAATAGTAATTCTTCCATTAGCTGCTAACGAAACATCAAATATTCCAGTAGAACCTCCACCACTAACTGCTGTTACTGTTACCCAACAATCATTCCCTAAAGATAAACCTGCTAATTCAGCACCAAAGGCAGAAATAATTATGGTACCACTTGCTAAAGTAGCACCACCTGCTGCAAAATTTAAATTACCAGTTAATGGGTTGTTTGGATCTGTTGTAACATTAAAATTACATATTGATTTTTGAGAATTCAACACTGTCATGGAAGATGTAACAGCTGATCTAACTAAAGCATTATTGTTAATATTAAAGTTAGTACCATCCCAACTACCAGACATCCAACCACCAGAACCACTCATATAGAGTGTACTTGAACCTAAATATAAGTCTCTAAATTTATATTCAGCATTACCTAAATCGTAAAGATCATTTGCAGCAGGAATAATATGACCACTTGCTGTAGTTAAACCTTCTAATTCACCATTGGCTTGTAAAGCTGCTGTTAAAGACGAACTATTGGAATTTACCACATTATCTACTACAACATCAAATGTAGAAGCATCACCTTTAGTAAAGGTAATAGTATCACTTGCAACTGAAGCTGTAGTTAATAATGAACCTGTATCTGAAGATCCCCCACCACCGGCATTTTCAGCATATGAAGCAGTTACTGCATAAGAAGCAGTACCAACCATTGTAGTATCATCTGATAATGTTAAAGATCCTGAAAGTGTAATATCGTATGCTTCAATACTATTGAAGGCATCAATTGATTGGGTAACGTGCCATGCTTCTACTGCTGACCCGTCTGTTATACTAGCTGAGGATAATGTTTTAGCCATTTAATTTTTGTTATAAATATTAAGAATTTTTTATTCTTTTAATAGCTTCAATTACCATTGAAGGAGGTATAGTTTTTGTGCATTCAAACTGTCTATCTGTGTCTTTATGTTCAGGACACCATTCCCAATCTCCAGCATCTAGTCTTGTTTTATTATAACAACTATTACAAATACTAGAGGAAGGTGTAAATACACGCTCACAATCCGTAAACTCACTAAATGGAGCACTAAATCCTGAAATTAAAATTGTTTTATTATTTAAGGCCCAATTTAACCAACTTAACCCACTACCAATACCTATAAAAAATTCAGCACCCATCATGTCTGTGGCTCTATCCTCTAATGGGTAATCCCCGGTTTTATCGATTACACCTGTTAAAGTTCCTCCTAATTTAGAATCATGCCAATCATCTCCTAATTTTTCTTGAGTAATCATTACTACTTTATACCCTTGATCATTTAAATAATCAATAATTGTTTGCCAACCTTTAGGATACATCCAATACTTAGCATGTGATGAACCGTGAGGGGCAATTATTACATATTTACCTTCAATAGGGTTAATTTGAAGAGTTTTTTTAAATGAAAGTTTTGGTTTGATTTCTTTATAGTCAATTCCTAAAATATCGGCACTACATTCTTGTAAACCATATTTTCTAAAATCATTTGGATTAAAATCTTTATTAATAGTATTATCTTCATTATAATGCCACCCAATACTATACATAGCGTATAAATTAATTGCTGGAGTTCCTGGTCTAATAAATTCTATTTCAGGGTATTCACTTTCAAACCATTCATTATGGAATGTAGAACAAATTACATAACATTTGTGTTTTTTTCTAAATTCTTCTATATAAGGAAACCATGCTAATGTATCACCAATTGCACTTGAATCTATATGAATATAAACTCTTTTATCTTGGGCATTGTAATGGTGTTTTACAATCTCTCCTGTGTTTAGATTTTTAATTTCAACTAAATAATTAATAAAGTATTTAATTGAGGTTTTAGTCCACATATTATTTCTAATAGTAGATTTATGAATAACCTGATTTGTATCTTGGTTGATAAATTTAATTAAGAAATCACCAGGTTTTTCACCTAAAATTTCTACAAAAGCTCCTTCAATAAAGTTAACATTATAGGTCCAGCTTCCATCTTTGGGAGATAGTTTTAGATTTTTTAAGTTATTGTATTCTTTTATTAAAATTTCTTTCATAAAAACTGTTTATAAATTTCAACTGCTTCAATACTTCTTCTATACCAAGTTAAATTTCGTGCTGTGTCTAATGCTTGTGATGAATAATCATCGTATCTACTCATAATATCTTTATAACCTAATTCCATAGTAAACACATTACGAGGTGATCTCCAAGCTCCATGAAAATCTGTTTCCATTTCCCAATCAGCAATAATAGGTAAACCACAAGCTGCTGCCTCTACCATTGTTAAATTGGGGTGGCCTGCTTCTAGCATTGTTGGGTGTAAAAATACTTTATGAGTATGAAATAAATCTCTAACTTCTTCCTGAGAGGGATCAAATATAATTTTTAATTTAGGATAAGATAAAGTCCATAGATGTTGATTAAAGAAATTTTGATTGTTTGCTGGACCCGCAATTGTAATGGTTTTATTTAATTTAGCGGCTAAAGCAACTCCATATTCAAATCCTTTTCTATCAAAACCAGCATTTCCAGCTAACCCATTATTAGCTAACATTAAAAAATCTCTTGTCTTTTGTTTTGTAGGGTCTGGATAAAAGAAATCAGTATTAACTCCGTGTGAAAAATAAACACATTTAGGATGATCAATGTAATCTACTAAAAATCTTGCAGGGATTAATGATATTAAAGATCCTTCAATAGCTTCTAAATTTTCTTTAAATACAAAAGAATCTTTACCATAATGAACTACGTGATGATCGTGTAATTGGTACACATAGGGAACACCACGTTTACTTAATTCAATTGCTAAATTAGCTACATGGCAATGTACAATATCAAATTCATTAGGTTGAATATCTGAGGCCATTCTAATATGAACCTCATGTCCTAGTTTAGTTTGGTTTTGATGAAATTCCCAAATTAATTTTTCAATAGCACCCCAACTTTTTGGTGGTATTGAAAGTCCACATCCTGGATCTACGTGACAAATCTTCATTATTTAGCGTATATTTCGGGACTATGTTCGTCCATTCCTTTAAATTCTTGTTCAATAATACTAAAACCTGGGAGGTGTTTAGTATAAATTTTATCAGCTATACCTGTTTTAATTTGGGCTACATTACACAACCATAAATCAAAAGCATCCCAAGGTAAAGTTTCTAATTTTTCTTTAATATAATTTATTTTATTTTTTGTAATTAAATATGATTGAGCAGGTACAAATGGGGTAGCATGTGTGTATACCCCTTCAACATTATCTCCATGAATATCTCTATTTTCTGTTGGGTTGCCAAATCCTATTAAATCAATATCTTCTTGTTGTGATATTCTATCAAATTTAAACAAAGCATTATATAATTCATTATAATCAGAATCAACAATAACATCACCTTCAAATACTAAAACATAATCATAAAGGGTATTATCTTCAGCACAAATAGCATTCTTATGGGCTAAATAACATCCATAATGTCCAGGAGCTAATTTATAATGTCCAGGTTTATCTTGAATATCATTAGGACGGTTACAATTAACCCAAGGGGGTGTTTCGGTCCAAATTTTATTAATACGTTGTTCGTATTTAATACCTGTTTTATCACAAAAATCTTTTACATTTTTTACTGAACGGATTTCTTTTTCATTAGTATCAGGTTCAGTAACTAAATGCATTAATTTAATTTTAGGTCTATAATCATATTGAGTTATATCTCCCTTCCAAGTAAAACTCCCATTATTATGTAAAATATTTTTAAAATAGTCATCATTAATAGTGAATTGTTTTGTATCTAAATAGTTACCACTAACATCACTAATATCAAAAATAATATTAAAAACATCTCCTGTTTCAAATTTAATTAAATCCCAAAATGTAAATTTATCTTCTATTTCAAAATTTCGACCAATTATTAATTTACCATTTTTGTGAACTTTATAATCTATAATTCTACTATCATTACTATTATTAATCTTTACAATAGGAGAAAAATAATTAGTTAAATTACTTGGTAAAATTGTAAAATATTCTACTCTAGAATAATCTCTATGATCGAATGATTGAGAAGATAATTCTTCAAAATTTTGTTCTTTATAAGTTGATAGGTTATTAAATATAAAATAAAAAATATTTTCTAAACTATTAGAATCTGAATTATATTTTGTTTTTAGTTCATTATATTCAAGAGCATTATTAACTAAAGGTAAAGATTGAATTAATTTATTAGGATTAGCTGCAAAATAATATGTTTGGAATCCTTTACCTTCACCCATTTGGTGTTCTCCAAAATAAAAATCATGAGTATTTAAACATTGAGAAGCTTTATTAATTAAATCTGGGTTTGAAATAATATAATCATAGTTTACATAATGTACTTTGTTATATCCTAAGTCTTTAGCTAAGGAAGCACCGTTATAAATGTTAGTATAAACTGTAGGACCATGATAAACGTCGTTATTTTCACCTCTTAAATTAATATAAATGTTATATCCTACTCTATACTCCCAAAACTGATCATAAAAAGTATGTTTGGTTAAAATATTATTTTTATCGTAAATACAATAATCAGCCGCCTCTTGGAGTTGTAGGGGAATAGGGCAATGAGATGTTAAAATTACCTTAAACCCACGTTCTTTAATTGATTTTACACAGTCTAACGTTGTATTTATAATACTATCAGTTATAGGATAGGTAGATATAACAAACACTTCTTCTTGCGATTTATCAACGAAAGTTGGAAACAATGTATCCTTAATTAATTCACAGTTTTTATCAAAATTATCAAATTCTAAATAATCTATAGTATTAAATTTATCAAAATAATTAAGATAAACTGGTAAATTATATAACAATTGAGGAATTTGATATGATAAAGCTTCACGAATAACTAAGGGCATAGTTTCTTTATCATTAGCTGTGCCACGAGAAGTAAACAAAAATAAATCCATTGATTGGTAAAACTTATCTACATCAGTACGTTCATTCCACCATGTCAAATTATCAGGTTTATCTTTCATTAAAGGTTCCCAATAAAATTTAAAATTATCTGCTTGATTTCCTAAACAATGAAATTCATAATCAGGTAATGCTTTAGCATATTTAAAAAATTCTGCTTGGTTTTTACGGGGTGTAAATAACCCAATATGTAAAATATGTTTTTTGTTAGGGTCTAAACCTAATTTTTTTAATCCTTCTTCACGATTAGGTCTATCAATATATTCAATAGGATATTCAACTAATACTTTAGGAATATTAATATCTTTATATTGGTTAATTTGCCAATCTGAAACAAACATAAATTTATCTGGGAAAAATAATTTTTGGTTTGTATCAAATGAAGAATCATGTGATGTTTCTACAATAAAATAATCTCTATCAGGAGTATATAATTTATGAGCAATATCACTATCCATAAAGAATTCTGGGATTTCTTCTAAATGAATAATATCCGGTTTTACTTTATCAATAATATCTAAAAGTTCTGATTTGTTTTCTTGTAGAGTATAAAATTTATTGGGGTCAACTAAATCTACAAGTTTATTTCTTGTAACTACTAAAACTCCACCAGTACAATCTACCCATTCAACAAGATGAATTTCAAATTCTTGTTTAAGTAATTCTACCTTTTTAACTAAATATTGAGGTAAACCCCCAGTCGATAAGTGAGGGGCTACATAAAGCAGTTTTTTCATATAACTTATATAGTTTTATATAATATAACACTTAATTTTTAAATAACCAAATTTAAATTCCAAGTACTTTATCAATATCAGCACTAGCTACTGCGTTTACAGTATCAATAGTCCCAAATGCACCAGTACCTACACCATTAACTGCATTTCCATACCCTGGTAGATTATAAGTTACACTTAAATAGTTACCAGCGGCCGTAAAATTAATACCTGCAGAATAAGTTTGGAAGCCAAATGGAGCAGGATCAAAATCACTATAATCAAAATCAAATTCATCTAATTGAACAATTAAAAATCCATTAGTATTTGCATCTACAAGTGCTTGAACATTTAAAGTTACTGTAGCAGGTCCACCATTATTAAAAGTAGGACCATATGAAGGAGGTGCAGGAGGAGTTGGTGTATTAATATCAAATTGATCAACATCTAAAGGAATTGAAGGAGGAATACCACCAAATGCTAATACACTTTGTGCTGGTTGGATAGTTAAAGGAGTACCTGCTCCTGTTAAAGCAATATTCATATCTATTGCTGTAATATTTCCAGCATAAGATGTAAGATCCCAATAAAAATATGATCTAATAATTTGATAAAAAGGGCCAGAACGACCTGGTGCATAGTTTACGTAAATAGCATTTGGGATATTTGCTGGGGAGGTAGTAAAATCAAACGCACCACCAGCAATTATTTCATTTCTAGTATCAAACCAAACGGGGAGAGTATTTGATTGGATTATTCCAAATCCACCTGCATTTACATTTACTGTTGGCATTTTTTAAAACTGTTTTTTAGGTAAATAATATTCGGTAAAATTATAGTATGAATTAGTTGGAGGGGATGTATTTATTGTTTGATACCCTACATTTGAAATATTAAAAACATTAGATGAGGTAGATAAAGTATTCCACCAAGTTACAACAGTTCCTTCTTTTACTAATTGAGAAAGTGAAGAACTAAAATATATATAATGTTCATCTCCATAAGTATCATAAAAAATTCCATCATAAGTAGATAAATCACCTAAAACATCATACCAACTTCCTGTTACAATAGTTACATTAGATTTATCTAATGCCCATTCTTGAGCTTTAGGAATAATATCTGGATGGTTTTCTACAATAGTATGGGAAGTAATAGAAGCAGATTGGATATAATTTGCTGAAATACCCATACCAAATCCTATTTCTAAAATATCCCCACCATTTTGAGTAACGTAAGCTGCAGAAGATGACATTAAGCCATCTTCCCAGTCCATCATTACTTCACGTTGTTCACCTAATGGGGATGTGAAGTATATTTTATCTTCTTCAAATGTTAAACTTTGTGATAAATAAAACATATTTTTTTATTATTAAGCTATTTCTACCCAAGTATTATCAGGATTAAAGTAAATTGTGTTTGTTGCAACTTGATATGCTACTACTCTTACATAATCACCTGTAGTAAATCCACTTAAAGTATGGGTAAGTAACCCAGCAGTTCTTGATACATAAAGTGGAGTTCCTATAGCAAAAGTATACGCTGTAGATCTAATATATCCTCTAATTAAAACACCTTTTGTAGAAGGATCAGTACCTAAAGCAATACCTAACATATTAATAGTAGTAGCACTATCAGCATCTGCTTTATTCCATTGTGATGAAGAATTTAAATAAATTAAATCAT